GCGTTCAACTCCAAGCGTGCGTTTTGGCAGACTAGGGTGGTGGATGCCCGGACGGTGGAGGGGACGGACAAGGCGGTGTATGAGCGGATCATTCAGGAGTACGGGCCGGATAGTAGCCAGGCGCACGTGGAGGTTTATGGGATGTTTCCGAGCGCGGGGGATGATCAGTTTATCGGCTCGGACATAGTGGATGAGGCCATGAAGCGGGAGAAGTACAAGGACTTGAGTGCGCCGATCATTATTGGTGTGGACCCGGCGCGGTTTGGGGCGGATGCAACGGTGATAGCGGTGAGGCAGGGGCGGGACATTGTGAACATTACGAGGTACAGGGGGGATGACACGATGACGGTGGTGGGGTATGTGATTGACGCGATTGATGAGTACAAGCCTGCGCTGGTGGTGATTGATGAGGGTGGGTTGGGAGCGGGGATTGTGGACAGGTTGAAGGAGCAGAGGTACAAGATCAAGGGGGTAAACTTTGGGAACAAGGCCAAGAACCCGGTGATGTATGGAAATATGAGGGCGCAGATGTGGGGGGAGATGAGGGAGTGGTTGAAATCTGCTAGTATTCCGACCGATAGGTTTTTGAAGACGGATTTAATTTCGCCTAAGATGAAGCCGGATTCACGGGGTACGATCTTTTTGGAGAGCAAGAAAGAGATGAAAGCACGGGGGTTGGCTAGTCCTGATGCAGCGGACGCGATATGCGTGACGTTTGCGTTCCCTGTGGCGCATAGGGAGTACACTGAGCCAACGCGCAGGTATAACGCGCAAGGTGACGGGATGCATACTTCATGGATGGGGAGTTAAATGGCAAAGGTGTCTCTTAGTATTGGTCGCGGTGAGAAGCGCCCTACATCGCAGGGTGCGGGGTTGACTGCCAAGGGGCGGGAGAAGTACAACGCAGCGACAGGGTCGAACTTAAAGCCGCCAGCTCCCAACCCCAAGACCAAAGCGGACGAGGGGCGCAAGGCTAGTTTTTGTGCAAGGATGGGCGCAGTAGCGGCCAACGCCAAGGATGGCGAACGTGCCAAAGCGGCTCTTAAACGATGGAAGTGCTGATATGGCTATGAAACCTGGACTTTACGCAAACATCAACGCCAAGCAAGACCGCATTGCTGCCGGCAGTAAAGAGAAGATGAGGAAGCCTGGCACTCCGGGCGCACCTACTGCCAAGGCGTTTAAAGAGTCTGCCAAGACGGCGAAGAAGAAGTAGCCATGCCACTTGTCAAGTCACCAACCCCTAAAGCCTTCCGCGAAAACGTCAAGGCTGAGGTCAAGGCCGGTAAGCCGGTCAAGCAGGCAGTGGCGATTGCATACGCAGTCAAGCGCGGCGCTGCGCCAAAGAAGAAATAATGGTTGATCAAACGGGCATGGTAGCGGTAGGCAATGTTGCCAACGGTGGCGGCAAGAAGGACGACGACTCAAGCGTACTGGCTACCGCACGAAGCCGTTTGGACATGGCGATATCGGCGTTATCTGAGTCCCGCGAGGATGAGATTGACGACCTGAAGTTCTACGCTGGCTCACCTGACAATCGGTGGCAGTGGCCTGCTGATGTGCTGGCGACCCGTGGTGCTGTGCAAGGCCAGACCATCAACGCACGGCCATGCCTGACCATAAATAAGCTGCCCCAGCACGTTAGGCAGGTAACCAATGATCAGAGACAGAACCGTCCAACTGGCAAGGTTATTCCAGCCGACGACAAGGCAGATGTTGCCGTTGCCGAGGTGTTCAACGGCATGGTGCGGCACATTGAATACATCTCGGACGCAGATGTGGCTTACGACACCGCCTGCGAAAACCAAGTCTCCTACGGAGAAGGCTATATCCGAATCCTGACCGAGTATTGTGACGACAACACGTTTGATCAGGACATCAAGATCGGGCGGGTACGCAATTCGTTTTCGGTGTACATGGACCCGGCCATCCAAGACCCCTGCGGTGCGGACGCCAAATACTGCTTTGTTACCGAAGACATCCGCAAAGAAGACTACCAGCGGATGTACCCCGATTCAGCGCCTATTACGACGTTACAAACGCTTGGTGTGGGTGACCAAAACTTGTCGCAATGGTTAAACGAAGACACGATCCGCGTTGCTGACTACTATTACGTTGACTACGACAAGGCTACGCTCAATCTGTACCCCGGTAACGCCACGGCGTTTGCTGGAACGCCTGAAGATAGGCAGTTGAAGGCTATTTACGGCAAGCCCAAGAAAAGCCGCGAGTCTGACCGGCCCCGGATTAACTACTGCAAGATCAACGGGTACGAAATACTGGAAAAACGCGAGTGGGCGGGTAAGTACATCCCGGTCGTGCGGGTTGTGGGCAACGAATTTGAGGTTGACGGGCGGTTGTATGTGTCGGGCATTGTGCGAAACGCCAAGGATGCCCAGCGGATGTACAACTACTGGGTGAGCCAAGAGGCAGAGATGCTTGCACTGGCACCCAAAGCGCCGTTTATTGGGTACGGTGGGCAGTTTGAGGGTTACGAGAACCAGTGGAAGACCGCAAACACGACCAACTGGCCGTATTTGGAGGTAAATCCAGACGTTACGGACGGTGCGGGTGCTACGTTGCCACTACCACAGCGTGCCCAGCCTCCGATGGCCTCCAGCGGGCTACTACAGGCCAAGGCGGGGGCTTCTGAAGACATCAAAGCGTCCACAGGGCAGTACAACGCATCGTTGGGCATGACATCGAATGAGCGCAGCGGCAAGGCCATTCTTGCTAGGCAGCGCGAGGGCGATGTGGGGACTTACCACTTTGGTGACAACCTGGCGCGTGGTGTGCGGTACTTGACCCGTCAACTGGTGGACTTGATTCCCAAGATTTACGATACACAGCGCATCGCACGCATCATTGGTGAGGACGGCGAGACAAGCATGGTCAAGATTGATCCGATGCAACCCGAGCCCGTCAAGAAGATCATAGACCAACAGGGCATTGTGATTGACAAGATTTACAACCCCGGCGTTGGCAAGTACGATGTGGTGGCTACCACCGGGCCAGGCTACGCAACCAAGCGTCAAGAGGCGTTAGAGGCGATGGGTCAGTTGCTGCAAGGCAATCCGCAGTTGTGGCAAGTGGCGGGTGACCTGTTTGTGAAGAACATGGACTGGCCGGGCGCTCAAGAGATGGCAAAACGCTTTGCCAAGACGATTGACCCAAGGTTGATGCAAGACGGCGACAAGCCGCCTGAGTTGCAGGCCGCAGAGCAGCAGATTCAGGCGATGGGTCAGGAGATGGAGCAGATGCAACAGATGCTGCAAAATGTCAGTAGGTCGATTGAAGCGCAGGATATGCGCCGCAAAGACTACGAGGCTGAGATTAAGCAGTACCAAGCTGAAACCCAACGTATCACGGCTACGCAGGCTGGCATGAGCGAGGAACAGATTCAAGATATTGCTATGGGCGTAGTCGCAGCGGCGATGGAATCGCAAAGCATGATGAACCAGATGCCGGAGATGCGCCAAGAGCCCATGCCGATGGAAATGATGCAGCCTGAACAAGGGATGATGCCACCTGAACAAGGAATGCCGCAATGAAAGCGTGTGATTTTATAGGCGTGCTGTTCTTGGCGCGGGATGTGGCGCACAGCGTCCACCTGAACACGCGCAGCTACAGCAAGCACAAAGCGCTCAACATCTTCTATGAGCGCATTGTCGGCGCGGCTGATGACTTTGCCGAAGCGTACCAAGGTCGGTACGGTCTGATTGGCCCAATTACCCTGAACTCGGCAAAAAAGACGCCTAACATCATTGAGTTCTTGCAAAGTTCTCTCGCTGAGATTGAGGGCGCACGTTACGACCTGTGCGATAAGACTGATTCGGCGCTTCAACAACTCATTGATAATATCGTTGAGATTTATTTGCGGACCCTCTACAAACTTCGCTTCTTGGCGTAAGGAAAAATCATGGAATTTCTCAACCCGCTGTCCGATACCAATTACCCTGCCCGGTCTGCCTCTTACACCGGCAGCGCTGGCGTAACAAGTACATGGCCTGCTGGCGCTCAAGCCGTGATGGTTTGGTCTGATCAGGCTTGTTACGTGCTGGTTGGCGAAGGCGTTACCGCCACCTCAGCAAGCACCCCGATCCCACCGTTTACACCAATTCCGTTCAAGGTGCCAACCAACGTTAGCGGCCAATGGCGCGTGAGCGCAATTCGCGTATCCACGGACGGTACGATTTACTGCAAACCGATTAACTCCCAATGAGCTTCTTTGGCATTCCTATTCGCAACGGTGTTGCCATTGGACTGGGGAGCATTATTTCGCTCCTGTCTGGTTACGCCAGCGCGACTGTGCAAGGCAACCTATTAACCGAGATCGGCGACAACCTCGTTAAAGAGGATGGCGGCTTGATTCTGCTGGAGTGACCTAAATGGCCGTATTTCTCTCCCCCGTGGGCGGCGCAGCGGCTCAATTCTTTACCAACAGCGGTGTCATCTTGTCGGGCGGCAAGCTGTACAGTTACGCTGCCGGAACGACTACTCCAAAGGCTACTTTTACAAGTTCTTCTGGAAACACCAACCACACTAATCCAATCATTTTGGATTCGGCAGGGCGTGTACCTGGGGGTGAAATTTGGTTAAGCGCATCGCCGTACAAATTTGTCTTAAATACGGCAACAGATGTACTGATAGCCACATATGACAACATTTCTGGCGTTGGAGCGACAAGCTACCAAATAGATAACTTTACGGGAACTGGATCACAAACTGTATTTACGTTAAGCACAGCGTCAGGGGGTGAAAATCTTACGTTTGTATACATCAACGGCGTGTACCAAAACAAGAACACCTACACCGTGTCAGGCGTTACCTTAACTTTCTCACAAGCACCTCCGCTTACTTCGCTAATTGAAGTAATGTTTAACTGATTGGATACGTCATGGCAGACACCAAAATCTCGGCACTCCCCGCATCAACTACCCCGCTTGCTGGTACTGAGGTACTTCCAATTGTTCAGTCAAGCGCAACTAAGCAAGTATCTGTTGCTAACTTGACTGCTGGTCGATCTTTTGATGCTTTGGGCATGGTTCTTACGTCCACCGACGCCGGTGCCGCCGCCGCGCCGCTGCTTGACCTATACCGCAACTCAGCAAGCCCGGCAGCCTCCGACACAATTGGAGAGATTGAGTTTAATGGCCAAGACTCGGCTGGCAACAAACAGCAATACGCTCTCATTCACGGATCAATTCTTAGCCCAACGTCAACGGCTGAAACAGGGCAAATTCATTTTGAGACTGCAACA